TGCTGAATGGTATAATGAGCAACCAAAAAATAGAAATTTTTTGATACCTGTAGGTTTTAAATTAGACCTAGAGATATTTCATGGTGTGGATTTCTTTTGTCAGTCTGCTTCTATACCAGACATCTCAATGCCATTCGCTGAAGTGCAGACACAGTTTAGAGGAATACCTATAGCACCTAGTGGTGGAGTGTCCTTTGGTGATTTGTCTGTTAGGTTTATGATAGATGAAGAACTAAAAAATTATTACTCTGTTCATAACTGGATTAGGACTTACGGATTATCTGAACAAAGAACTGCTGAAGGAACAAAAGATCTATATTCTAATGCGAGGTTATTCATTCTTACCTCACATCAAAATGTAAATCATGTAGTAGAGTTTAAAAACATGTTCCCTATAAGCTTGTCAGGAGTACCGTTTGATGCTACAGTAGGAGATGTGGACTACTTACTCGCTGACGTTACGTTCAAGTATGAGAAGTACGATATACTTAATGAGAAACATCAGAAATTTGAATGAACTTTGAAACTCTTCGTAATAGATTTGATAAACTGAAAGAAGATTGGGCAGAAGATAGTCATATAGACTTTCAGTTTAAGAATAAACAATATAGTGCTGACCTAGCTCAGGTCGCACTTGACATCCCTTTCTGCCATAATAAATACTTAAACCACTATACCGATATATCTCAAATCAAAACCTCGTTAGAATTTGAAGTTCGCAAAGGTATATGCCGAAAAACCTTTTGGCAATAGTATCAAGACATCTGAAAAGATGAAAGTATATCTAGAGAGTGATCAAGAGATCATTAATCTAGAAGCGAAAATTAAATTCCTTGATCAGATGCTTTACTGGTTAGATCAAGTGATGAAACAAATTTCTAATAGAGGTTTCCAAGTCAAGAGTGCTATTGAGTGGGAGAAATTTATTAATGGACAGTAATGACACACCTCTTAGTCAAAAAGAAGAATGAAGTCTACATCACTATTCATTCTAAAGAGGAGCATGTCCATAAGGAACTAGCAGACTACTTCACATTTGAAGTTCCTGAAGCAAAGTATTTAAAAAAGAATCCTAGATACAAATACTGGGATGGAACTATTCGTTTATATTCTCCTGGTACGGGAGCACTCTATCATGGTTTAACAAACCACTTAAATTCGTGGGCGTATGAGAGGCAGTACCAAATAGAGTATGAGAAAGATGAGTGGTATGGCGATGTCCATGAGAATAATGATCTAGTATCTCCACAAGGTGTTAAGCACTTTATGGATAAGGTATGCAATATAAAACCTCGTATCTACCAATACAAGGCAGTCTACGAGGCATTAAAGAATAATCGTAAGTTGTTACTTTCTCCTACGGGGTCTGGGAAGTCTCTTATGATCTACTCCATAGTCAGATACTACACTGCCACCGCAAAGAAGATACTTATAGTCGTCCCAACTACTTCCCTTGTTGAGCAGATGGTCAACGACTTCATTGACTACGGTTGGAATGCCGAGGACTTTATTCATAAGATCTATGGTGGTAAGGATAAGAATACAGATAAAAATATTATTATATCTACTTGGCAATCTATCTACAAATTTCCTAAGAGATATTTTGATGATATAGATTGTGTCATCGGTGATGAAGCACATCTATTTAAAAGTAAATCCCTTA